CATCAGCATCCAAATACTTCTGTGCATAAGCAACTAAGTCTTTTTCTTGTCCAGTAAATGTGGCTAAATCGCTTCCCATAAATCCTTTACCTTGACTGACTTTATACTTCAACTTCAGTTTTTTGACTGCTTTAGGGCCACCAGTATTCTTATACTCACTGTGGTCGAAATTTTTAACAGTTATAGTAGCCTCAACTAGACCCATTTTCTTTTCGAGAGGTATCAAAAAATCAACAACATCTTGTTGAAGTTTATTCATCTTCGGATTTCCACTCCTTCTCGATTTCACCGAAAAACTTTTTCTTTTGAGCATCATCTAACTCTGATGGACTTTTTACTTTGTACTTCGCAAGTTTACCATTGAAGAATTTCTGATACGCGGCCTTGTCGCCTTCTTTAATCTTCATTCCTTTTGGTACGAATGCTTCTTCCTTCTCATCTTCATCATCGTCATCTCCGCCGTCTTTTTTCTTCTTGGCCGCGATGGCTTTTTTCAATGCAGGTGGAAGTTCGCCTTCGTGGACGTGTTCTTTGTCTCCGCCAGCGTGAGTATGAGTAGTACCGTCATCGTGAGTATGTTCTACTTCATCTTCATCTTTACCTTCTTCAACTTTTGTAAACATAGTCGTAGAAAGTTTGGTTTTAATATCCGATATCTTCGTGGCGATTCTACTACCGATTTCAGTAGTCAACAACGCTTTAAAGTCTGTCGGCTTCTTATCTCGTGCATACTGCACAAGTTTTTCTAAATTTTCGTTTGGCATAATATTCTATCTCCTAGTAATAATCGTCAGAGCCGCCTTCTTCACCTTCTTCACCATCCGAGGATGATTGTGCTTCACGCTCTGTATCCATTTGTTTGTCTAACACATCAATATCTTCTTCAGTCTGCATTAAGACATTTTTTCTTACCCACTCAACAGAGTAATAACGACCAATCATTTCTCCACTTGATATAGTATCAAGCATTTCAATTCTGGATGTCATCATCTCAAGTTTCTTGAGTTCCGTAAAATATCCGTCATCTTCAAAGATAAAATTAATATTCTCTTTGTAGACGTTCCATTCTCCCTTGTCAATAATCTGCTTTGACAGGAGTTGAGTTCTCAATAGCGAATACAACAAATCAGAGAATCGTTTACGTAGTTTCGTTACGTATTTTGTAAACTTAATCTCATCTCTTGTTATCTCGCCAGTTCTAGAGAAACTCCAGGTACTTTCAACATCCATCCTACTAGATGGAACGTGAAGAGCCTGATATACTTTCCTCTGAAAATATGCTACATCATCCATATCACCAAGATTTGTACCACCTGGCAATGTCTCTACTTCAGTACCTCTGCCACCCTCTTTTCGTGGGAGCCAGAAGTCTTCCATCATAGACATTGTATCTTTGCCGTCCGCTACAGTACCCGTAGAAGCATCATAAACCATTTTGTTCTTAAACTTGTTCATAATGTTTCGTAGATATTGTTCTGCTTTAGTCTTAGGCAGATTTCCAACGTCTATATAGAACACCCTTCTTTCGGGCGCTCTGGTAATTCTGTAAATCACCATCGAATCTTCAAGCATCCGAAGTTGATTAATTGGTTTCATTGCTTTATGGAGATATGATAACGTAACTTCTTTATCGCTATCAAATAATCCAGAGTCAGCAGTCGCTACTGCCTCTAATGCAACTTTAAGGGTTTGAGTAACACCTTTACTCTCTTTTGAATATAACCAATATTCATCTACCCCAGTAACAACTTCGATTCCATCGGAATCTCTTTCTTTCAAAATCTCTTTAATCTTCTTGATATTAACGGCATCGATGTATCGTAATTCTTTGATGCCTTTCTTCAGATTATCATTATCAAAAATAATATGATAATGGATTGCTCCATCTTCGTACCAACGCCTGAAAATATCAGGCCCTGATTGATTAAACTCTAATTTCTTAGAGATAATCGAAAATTCTTCTGCTATCATATCCTTGATATTCTTAGGCACATCAACTGTGTCTAGTTTATCAAGATAAATGGACACTGGGTCCTTATAAGGGTCCAGCACCACTGCTTCGTTAACTATATCATCTATCGCCGATTCAGCCTCTGGCTGCCTCGCCACTTGTCTATACTTAGCAATTAACTCTTGCTGTGTTATAAACGCAGTGTCGAAATTGATGGAGAAGGCGTTTATTCCCCCTCCATCAATTACGGTAGAACCATCATCTAGGTTAGGTGCAACAAAGGACTTTGTCCCCTTCTCCACCACAGATGAGCCGATTTTCTTCTCTATCTTATAACCAAATAGTTCCATATCACTTGTCTTTGTTAGTTAAGTTAGTATTAATATCTATATTTATACGCTTAAATAACAAGTTATTATTACGCCAATACAGCAACGTCAGCCGCATCAATACCACCGTCATCCCAAGAAATACTAAAAGTAACAGTATATTCTTGAACTGTGTCAATGGTTTCCCAAGAGAGTTCGACTGAACCAATTTCGCTAGGCCATCCATACACATTTGCTTTGTGTGTAGATGGTGAGCCATCACGATTGTAAGGTTGAATCTCAATCTTCTTGTGAGATGTAGCCACGCCAGCAGTTGAGGTCATTGCACTGAAACCAGTGATAGCCGCCTGCCAGTTTAACAAGGCTGTACGCAATACATATCCTTCGTCTTGGATAACAGTTGCAGTCCAATCAGCGAATGTTCTGTCACCAGGAACCTTAATTTTACGGTTCTGATAAGGTACCTCTACCATTCCAACAGTTGATGCTGGAAGACTAGCGGCCTTAACAAACATATGAGATTGAATGCCTGCAATATTAACTTCAAACAGATTAGGACGTGCGTAGTCACCTGTGTATTGCTCGTTGAAGGTATTTACATTAAAATGTGCCATTTTTTATTCTCCTTTATACTTGGCCAATCACTTCAGCAAAATCAACGCCGGTTTTCGTAGCAACGAAATTAAGCGTGATAAAGTTGATTGATTTGGAAGGTTTAAGAAAAATACTCGCAATAAACTGATTCGAGTCAATGACTTCAGGTGTGTTGTTTTCGGCATCACACTGAACGTAAAAATCATACATTCCCTGTCTCGCTTTGATTCCCTCAAGATATGGATTAACCATATTCAAGAAATTCTTACGAGTGAATTCATTGTTGAATTCAAACAAGAAGTATTTTGCGGATATTGATATCGCTTTCTCTAGAATGATGAACAAACGTCTTACATTGATTCTATCGAATGCACTCGGTTTAACCAACAGAGTTCTATCACCCCAGAGGACTGTGCCTTGGCCTGGGAAAGTTACAATCGGATTGATTCCGTTAGGAAGCATATACAATTGGTCCCTGTGTGCTAGAGTCGGTTGATAAGCAAGTTTTACAACGCCTTTAATCTGACCACGATTAAGACCACCTGGACTCCACCAAGCATCTCTTACGCTATCAGTATGAGCCATCAATCCTGCGATATCACCACTGAAACCAATCCAGCGATAAGTATCCGAATAAACGTCATAAACATACTTGTAGTTACCATCGAGAGTACCGTAAGATGATGCACTGTTAAATGCAACATCAGTTCTCCAAGCGATTACATTGTTAGTAGCGTTAGTGGCTCCACCAACATTAACAACGACCTCTTTCGGAGGTGATATAATAGCGATACAGTCTTTACGACCTTCTGCTATTACCTCAATGATGTACTTAGAAACAATAGAAACCTGGGCAGAATTCTCGTTAGAGAGTCCACCAGCAATTGCTAATGAAATATTAATTTCGTCAGCATTCAGGAATTTATCCCAACCTTGCATATACTCGTTAGAGCCAACAGTTCCGGGGTCTACTTCTAGCACCCAAGTATTTGCGTTGCCTTCACAAGTCGCTTGGTCATCGCCACTGCCATCATCACAATGAGCAGGAACGCCAGCCGAGACTGCGATTCCACCGGACATTGTTACATCACCTGCACCTGTGTTAGTCACGTTATCCGTGTTAACCCAAACAAGTTTAGAGCGAGGATTAATTATATCCATTGCCCAGATGTTTCCACCGTCACTGTTTTTATCGCCTTGTGCGAGACCTACAAGATATCGTTCTACAACTTCTCCGCCAACAACTACGACAACTGCCATTTCGTTGTTACCGGAATCAGGCTGAACATCGAATGCACCGGCATATTGCCAAGCACTCCAAGTTGCCGTACCATCGTGTGTTTCTACACTAATGCCATTACCGTAAGTACCAGGATATCGGGCGTACCAGCCTTCTGTCAGAGTACCTGAATCCAATTGTGTTTCAAAATCTTCTTCGCCTGTGATTTGAGTTACATTTCCAGAAGGCGCGGCATTCATCGCTCCTGAATCAACAACTCGTACTACTTGAAGGCTGTTTGCATACTTCAAGAAAGCGGCAGAAGAAAGAAACGCTGGATATGTATCGTTGGTTGGTTGTCCAAAGACTGCTACCAGGTCGGCTTCTGAGGTACATAAATACGGCTCAAATGCCGGACCCCAAGTAAAACGACCAACTGTAGCACCTAAAGAGGTAGCAACCGCGGGGATAGACGTAGACAAGTCAATTTCTCTTGTCTGGACGCCTGGGCTTAATTGAAATCCCATCGTTTTTCTCCTATATTAAAATTATTTACTATGGATTATCCCAATCATTTTACCGTTATTGAGTTATCGTGCGATAATTCTGACGAGATATGAGAAGAACACTCTCCTCTAACCATACAACTATTTATAATTTTATTGTTTTCCACTCAACTTCATTTTTCGCCTTCTCCACGGAGGCCATACTAGTTTTACGGAAATCTCGCATAATATTTTTATGTCTCACGTTATTTGGACACGAACATTGAAAAGAGTATATAGCGGAACATTTAACACAATATCGACTCTTCATTCTCATATGCCGGCATCGGATAAGGTTACTGAATCACTGTCGTAATCCAACATAGAATCAAATCCTACGGACTCTCCACACCCACAAGCGGAACTCGCATTAGGGTTAGAGACTTTGAAAGACGACCCCATTACTTCTGTAACGAAATCAATCGTGGCTCCTGCTATGTAGTTAATACTAACATTATCTACTACGAATCGCCTGCCATCTGCCAAATCTAGTGTTCTGTCGTATTCTTCTGGAATATATTCGTCTAACACTTCCCAGTTGTATTCAAATCCAGAGCATCCGCCACCCTTAATACTGAAACGGACAGCATCGCTATCCTCTTTATTGCAAACTGACACTATCTGTGCTTTTGCTGAATCGGTTAATTTAAACATTTCTTCCTTTCTAATTATAGATTTGCCAGACCTCTCCATCTTCTATAACATATTTATCATCTCCCTCTATTCCATCTTCTATGAAACCGAAGGGTGTCAGGTCATCTTCTATTTGTTGCATCTGTCCATCATATAATTTCGTTCTTAAATCTATGTCGTTTAACTCTTTGAATAGTTCTTGGGAAGAGAACCAAGAGAATAACACTAGACTCATTACTAAGTCATCGGTGCCACCTTCTTCACTTGACCAACTCTTTCCTCGAACAACAAATTGAGATATCTCTGATATTGTCTCTAAATCATTAATTATTAGTTTGTTTGTCTCTACAAGGTCCTTGAAATTAGAACAACCAACTGCTTTAACTCGCTTAGTCATTTTTATGCCTAATTTTGCGTGTACTCCTGATTCGTTGATTGAGTTATCGTATTCCAAATCGTAATGGAGTATATTGCAAACTTCGCCACCTGGGCCATTTGATTCAATCAGGACAGTTGCTTTATTATATGCGGTTGCTACTCTCTGAATTACGTTTGGAAAAAGAAGTGGTGATATTGAGTTTGACCGATACTTAGCGACTTGCTTGAAAGGAATTTCTGTAATGTCAATCACGTTAAACGTGGAGTAATCTTGCCCTCGGCCTTCTGCAACGTCTACTGCTACAAAATAATTGTGACCTTCAATTGTTTCTTCATAGACATCTAGATTATCTTTGCGTGAAAGAGGAGTCTTTATTGTAAGTTCAGCGATTTTGCCAGGATTGACTAGAGTGCCAGCACTACCTAAAAATTCAGTTTCAAATTCTTGCCTAAATTGTTCTTCGCTCGTGTTCTCAATCGTCTGTTTCTTCCATTCATCATCTCGACCTGGGACATCCCACCAGTTGATGGCAAAGGCGTGATATTTGGAACGTCCTTCTATCGCATCAGTCCACATCTTATAGAAATGGTTCATCCCATTTGGCGTTGATACAATAATAACTTTTGATGTTTGACCAGATGATATGGTAGGATAAACAGAGTTAAAAAACTCTTCCGCCATATTTTGCTGAATAAATGCGAATTCGTCTAGAAAGATTAGGTTGAAAGAATATCCACGAATAGCACTTGAACTTGTGGAACTTGCGAGTATACGGGAGCCATTTTCTAGGAAAACTGAACCTTTGTTCCATTCCGAAACTCCTTGTTGCAAGAACATAGGGAGTTTTTCATATGCCATCTGGAGCCGACCCAACAATTCTCTCGCTGTCGCACCCTTGTTGGCAAGAATCGCTACATTCTTTTGGTCATTAAATAGTATATAATGAAGCATATACGCCAGACTTGTCTGTGATTTACCAGACTGTCTAGGGCATTTTACTATACAAAAACGATGTTCTTCTAGACGGCTTATTAGTTCTTCTTGAAATGGCCACAACTCAAACTTCATTAATCCCCTATCTATATTAACTATAGTCATATAGTTCTTAATGAAGTAGATAGGATTATCCCTACATTTGACGTACTCCTGTATCTCCTCAGACGTATAGTTCTGTGGTACGTTTATCCGTTTAAGGAGTGGATTGCCTAAATATGTAGTAATCGTCATAATATAATTAACACCTCGAAATTTTTTTCAAATTATTCCGAGCCTTTTGTTAGTTGAGTCATTAGTAATTTTATGTGATTTTCTAAAGTGTCCAATTTACCAGACATCTTTAAAAATAATTCATTAAATTCGGCATCTTCTTCGTTACGTTTTTCTATACTTTCTAGTCTGGCAGCCATCGTCCTTTCGTGTTCTGCTTGCCATTCTTTTTGTTCGGCTATATGTTGTTCAATCCTCTCGACTCGTGCTAAGTCTGTCTGAATGTATTGTGAGATGGTTGCAGTATCTCGTACCATATCCATCATCACTGTAATTCCATAGACAACGGCCGCAAATATAATGATGCTTCCGATGTTCTGGATTATGTGGTCTCTACTCATCGCTTTCCCTTTTCCTTTTATTCCAGTTATTGTATAACTCGTATAAGACCTTTACTTTTTCTTGCAAAACTTCTATAGACGAGTGCATTTTCGCTAATACTATTACCAATGTTATGAATCCTAAAAATATAGGCCACATTTTCACTATTGTCACTAGTGGACTATCCATTATTCGCATTCTCCCTGTTAGTTAAGTATCAATAGTCTTTCCTTTCAACATCTCCTGTAATTCAGCGGTTGAGCCTACGTAAAGATTATTGACGTTAGTTTTAGGAGCATCTCCGTCTTTCATCTGTTTTAATTCTTTTTGCATCTTCAACAATTCCATCGTAGTATCAGATACATTTTTTATTAAACCACTCGCTACTTCATATGCTCTCGGATGTTCCATTTCCTTTGCTAGTTCAAGGATGCCTTCAAGAGCATCGTTACCACGTTCTATGAGATTATAGAGATTATCCCTAGCGTAAGAATAATCTTCTCCAAGGTCTCCTTCCACGGGGTCAGATTTAACTGATGCCCGAGGGGCTAGACCTCTCTCCCTTCGTACTGCTATTACTCGCTTAACATCAATCGGTGCATCTTCTGGGTGGTTATCCAGTATGATATTTTCTGCGACTTCCAGTTCAGCGTCTAATTTTTCTTTAATACTCTTTTTTGCTGCCATAATATTTCATCTCCGTCACTCTTTCTTCTTTTTGTCTTTCTTGCTGTGCATAGTTTTGTTGTGTTCTTTGATTTGATGTTTCAAATCGGTATTTTGTTTTCTTAATTTGTCTATGCCTTTATTAATTATTGTCACTTCTTCCATAAGACTTTCTAGATTTAATTTCATCAAGACTTGCGCCTCAACTACTTCTTCTTGATTGTCTCCTTGATATGCTGAATACATAACCTCAACTTTTGAGTCTATCTTACTAACATACCAAACCAGCCCAATGGCTTGTAAAGCCACGGCGAGTATTACTGCTACATTTAATTTTCCATTCATTGCCATTTAAAGTCCTGCTGTAATTTAATAGTTGTATCTCCCTTGTGTGAAGGTTTGTCGTAATAGTTTTCTACCTTTTGAGTCAGACTCAAAGTTGTGCTACTTGGAAACATACTGCAACCGGCCATCATAACCGTGGTCAAAATAATTGTTTTCACTTTACGTGTCACGGTCTATTGGCCATTTAATTTCTGCCATAGTATCAACATCATTATCGTCATCAGGGTTATCAGGGTGACCTCCTTCGACTTTTATAGTCCAGTTATCTTCTTCACCTGCACTGAATGGGTCTACAGACAGGTTAATACGTTCATCTGGCCAAACACCATCATCTAATATATAGTTAGTTTCGATATGTTTGATAACACCTTGCTCTCGTATCGGTGGATAAATCCAACCTCTAATCATAAAATCTAGAGTCCAATTGACTATTCGTTGCTCTGAAAAGTCTCCCTCAAATTCATCTGCCATCGTAATGCCAGATAATTCAATTGGAATATCTCTACGCATATCTAACTCAGGAATTTCTTCAATTACTACATTGAAATCTGGTGCAAAATATGGTAATATTTGTTCGATGATTTGAAGCCCATCATCCATTAAGTCAACATACACATCCAAACTGAATGTGAAGTTGTATGGAACAGGATTCAACATCACATACGCTTTGTCGTTATTAGAATGATTAAATCTAAACTCGGTCATTTGATTTGCTGACCGACTCAAGTCTGCTTCCAATCCAGTCATAACAAAGCCCATTCGTGGGACCTGTCTATTCTTCTTACTGTCTTGGATTAGTCTCGCTAGATACTTCTTGCGAGATTCATAGGCTAGAGGTACTTTAATATCTTTAAGTACCGTGCCATCCGCTTCTTTATGCTCTACGTGAATATTGTTGAACACGGAGCCGAAGGCGATTATTAGTTTTCTAGTTGTTCCGTGATAAAAGGTTGTCCCAAACATTATTAAGTACTCCCAAATGGGTTCATTTCTGATAAGTCTAGAATGTCGTCATCCAAACTGTCCCAATCAGGTGTTGCTAATTCGTTATCCACTGCCGTTTGTATCTCTGCCTGCTGTGCTAGAATTTCTGGGTCTGTCACATCAAGTGCTTCGCCACCATATTCCCAAGGTTTAAGCGTTAATGTCCAGACGTATTGTGGTCCTTCTGGTGTCGGATAGAATGAACTGTCATTTCCGACAAAGGTTACTTCAAATAGTGCCTCGGCGTCATTGAAATATAATAGGTCACCTGCAATTGGTGTGTCATCATCGACAGCCGCGGTTTGTTCTGCAAAGTCTTTCTTTGTGAAAGACACTTTCATTTCATCAGTTACAGATACACCGAACTTAGAATAGAAATCTCCAACATCTCCATACTCTTGATAATCGTCTATCAGTATGTTAAATGTCCACACCGTATCAAAATGACTAGATGGGTCCTCACCGAAAACTGGGTCTATTGCAGTCCCATATTTTCGTGGAAGATATTTCGCTTCAAATCCAATGACAGCGACAACTTCTTCCACCATATCTTGTACCATTGGGGATTTTGACATTTGGTCGAACATACCCACGACATTACCCCACTATAAAGTTGACTGGAAGTTCGTAATTTAGGGAAAATTCTTCTTCGAGTTTGTCAATCTCCTCTTTCGCTTCATCCCAAACTTGTTGCCCGTTGATAGTTATACCTCCAGGTAGGGGCATTCCATCAAATTGTTTCATATTTGCACCCCACTGCTGTTTAATCTGTGCAGTGGTATACTTCTTAATCCATTCGTCATTGAATATATCTATGGCATAACCACTTGACTCATCAGGTCTTACGGCTTGCCACGCTCGTAAGAGCATAGAAGCACCTATTGTCCAAGTTCCGCCAGCGAGTTCGCAAGCCTCTTTCGTTATCTCTGCTTCGTCTGAACAAATTGGACCAACTATCTTGCCTGAATGACTGTATAATCTATTGGTCGCTTTATTAAATGTGAATGTTCTATCTAAGTTGAAATAACTATTCACCATCTCAAGGTGTTCCATTGTTATTTCAAAATACTGCATATTGACTTTGTTCATATCGAACATTTCGTCTGCCATTATTCTATAGCGAACATCTGCCATCGCCTCGGAAGAGTATCTTCCCGGCTCATATATCCTAGTCACTGCCACGATATCATCGTCCAGCGTTATGTACCCGTTTGCTTGGTCGTCTTGTGTAAACTCATAGGTGATAAACTTCTCCTCAGCGCCATCGAAATGTCGCTCAACGAATAGTTGGAGAGCATCATCAATCCTGTCATATGCTTGAGTATCGTCTACTTGGATTTCTATCTTTGGAGCACCAAGTTTCCTATACGCATAATCCCTTAAATTGTCTACTGATTGTAATTTAGCCATTATTTAACCTCTATATTCTTATTTATGTCTTTTGCATCACATACTATTTTCCTATACTGCTTTAATAAACCCCACTTAAATCGTAATATCGTGTAGATAAACAACAGCATCGAGAGAGACATTCCGATATGAGTTACACACATCTGAACGTGTACGTCAGAGGTCCAGAGTGAAATGCCAGTTATATTTACTATCGAGACTATGGCTCCGACTAATATGGAAGAGCGTGCCCAACAAGAATAAAACCTTCTATGTTTGAGGGTAAAGCCAAACGCTGTTATTGCCAATGTAGCCACGATTATACTCAAAATCTTTTCTATGCCGAATAGTAATTCTATACCCATAATATTAACTTCCTGATTTAATCCAATAGATTACTAGTCCGACCGCGGCCGTAATAACCAGCCAGAAGAACCTTTCACCGTTCCCAATCTGAATCTTATTACCAGATATGGCAGTATCGTGGTCGTGCCCCATTTCGATGAGTTTGTCCAGTTTGGTTTCCACCCTATCTACTGAATTGTAGATAGTTTTCATTTGCTCTTCCAATCTGGTTATACGTTCTTTCATCGTGCCAAGGTCATCCCGCATACGTTCTAATGTTTTGTCGTCTGACATATTTTTCCTGTCTTATATATAAAAGTGTCTGTGAGATAAATATCTTCTCTATAGAGTATTTATATAATTAAGTTGATTGGGAGTATTTTAGATGAATAAGCGGATAT